AGAGCACACCCATGATAAGGATAGACAACAAAATAAGAAGCTCCTTCCAGTGAGACAGGAAGAAGCTCTTAATCTGTTGCAATGTCATATTATATTCTCCTTACTGATTAGCGTACCAGATTGCCTTACCAATGATGGTCGGGATTTCATAGTAGAGGTTATCGCCTGGGCAATCCGTAGGCATCAAGTCACGATGACCTACGATGTGGTCTTCATCCATCGGGAGACCATAGTCCGTGCAAAGGTTAGCCAAAAGCATTGCCGTGGACTCAATCTGTGCCTCCGTAGGCTTTGCGACACCGAAGGAACCGCTCAGATGGACACCAATCGTGTGCCCATTCTCACCATAGGCATGAGCACCAACCGTCCAGTCAGGGCGACCCTTCTCAATCGTACCATCCTTACGGATAACGTAGTGGTAACCAATACCTGCCCATCCGTTGCATTTGTGCCACCTGTCAATCTGTGGTGCGCTTGCGTCCATATCAGAACCACCCGTATGATGCAAGACAATCATGTCCGTGACCTTGCGGGTTTTCAGGGTACCATTGAAATGCAAGTGGTAGTCCTTTACATTAACGATTTCCACTCTTATCATCCTCCTTTTTCAATCCTACTTTCTCGTCTGCAATCTGCTTCAGGCGGACTCTCAGGAACTCAGGGATATATGCACCATACCCCATGCGGTCTATATTCTCTACAAGGCTCATTGCTTCAATGATAGCAAAGGCTGAGATACCCATTCCCCTGAAGACATTCATAGTCATCGCCATGTCCAGAAGGCACGCAATGATGATACAGAGTAAAATACCTACCTTCTTCAGGAGACCTTTGGCACCTACATGAGAACTGAGGGTACCTGTGCGATACCCTACAGCCACTCCTGTAATGAAGTCCATGCACATGAGGATAGCCAGCGCCTTGATAGGTGTGTCGATTCCACCAAGACAGAAGTCAAGGAATGCCCAAAGTACCCCCGAGAGTGCCCCCATATACAGCTCTGCATTAGTCCACAATCTGTTCAATACGTTGATAGTACCACGCTCCTTTTCATATTATTCATCTCCTGTCGTGTTGTTAGCGAAGAAGATATTATTGAAAGATTGAATCTTCTTCAACGGGTAATAGTCACTACCAAGTACAATCCCCTGTATCCTCTCCATACCAAAGTCATTGAGATAACCTACCAGAGAAGCCAGAGCTTCTGTAATGTACGCTTCAATCTTACCACCACAGCCAAGAGGTAGTCGCCCCCCTTCTCCCCACTCTGCATCGTTCCGATAGGTGCAATAGACACTCAGTTTATGGAGGTCTACCCCATCATGTGGCCGATAAGTTGTGAATACTTCAGGTGTCTTTAGGTCAACGCCCTTATGCATCCTATAGGTCACATAGACACTCGGCTTAATAATCAATGGAGGAGGAGGAGGCGCCTCTAGGTAGGTCACATAGACCTCAATCCTTCCCCCACTGCCCTTAGGGAGACTTGCTGTGTCGCGTTCCTTCACATAGGTAAAGTAGGATTCCAATTTGGCAACTACTTCACTCTTGGGTCGCTGTGTTACATAAGTTTCAACACGACCTCCTGCACCTTCAGGTAACGCACTAGTATCCCTCTCCGTGACATAGGTGACATAGACACCATCAACTTTTCCTACTACTGACATAATTAGCTCGCTCCGTTAACCTTGAAGCTAAGTGTCTTCCCCTCAATATTGTCTCGCGTCCACGGGGCACCTGTGACGCTGTTGGTCGTGGAAGATACTGATGCAACTGCTTTGCCAGAGGAATCAGAAATATCTACTGTACCAATGGTTGCCCCATCAATACTGAAGGTTCCTTCTGTGATATTAGCATCCTTTGATGTCGTGCGAATGACGGGCACAATAGAAGTGATGTCCGAGAACTCTGTTGCATCCGAAAGTCCACTAAGTGTGAAATTTGTTGTGCTGTTCTGCGGCATGGTCTGGTCGGTGTCTGGGGAGACTGTGAGTCTCTTCAAGCGTTCCAAACCAATTCTTCCAGTGTCCTGAAAGATGAAGGAGTGAAGAATAGTTGGTGCTCTGCGCTCTAAGTTATTAGAGTAAATGTTCACATCCGTGATACTACCTGTTATATTAGAAGGAGAGCGATAGGAACCTTTCAAAGCATTATTAATCCATACATCAATCCTTCCTTCACTTCCCGTCTTTATATGAACTTCAACATATGTTGGAGTGTCCGCCATAACAACATCTATTGGCTCATTAATGAGATTAGCATTGGCAATGTATTTTGTATAGTAAGGAGTTACAAGGTATTCTGTTTCATCGACTTTTAGGCATTCTATCTTGTATGCTCCTCCATAATCACTATATCTACCAATAGACAGTCCTACATTCGTTCCTATGAACTGTAAAGCAACATATCTAGTATCTCTATCTGTGGCACCATTGCTAAGAGAAGGAGCAAAAAAACAGAATGATACCCACAATTCATTCTTTGCTGTATCCATATGGGTGCGTAATACTTGTGGTTTGCTTTCTGATACGTACTTTGAAATAGACACAGTGTCAGTAGAGATATAATGTTCTAAACCCAAATTACTCATTACTTGTGCTATTTTGCTTTTTACTCCATCAAATACAGCATCAGAAAGATTACCTTTAGGAATGATATCCTGATAAACCTTAACACCACGTTCTTTGAATAACTCCATAAACCCTGGGTTCACGATTCGCATCTTTATCAACCTCCATTATGCTAACTGAATTGCGAGACTATCTGGATGAAACTGCATGACGTTCCCCTCGACATGTCCAACAACTTTTACATAAAGCCCCGATGTACTCGGGGGAGACGTTCGGTAAACGCCATCCTCCCCCACGTACACGGTGCAACCATCAGGAGCATCTTCTACAGCGAACTGCCCCTGCTCCAATACTTTCACTTTTCCATCCTGTGAATGTGTCTGAGCAATCACGACACCTGCCAGTGTGGTGTAATCTCTCATGCTCGCCTTGACGAACCCTCCTGCCTTATAGCCAAGCAGGGTGCCACGGGCGCAAGACACACCATCTGCCAGCTTGACTACACGTTCTACCTGAAGCTGTCTCACATCCTGCTGAAGTTCGGTAATCGTAAAGTCACCCTTTTCTTCAATGACATGAAGAAGCTGAAGCTGAAGCATCGTCAAATCAGCTTCACGCAAGACGGAACCATCATGGAATTTAACCAGACGGTCGGTTGTGGTCTGGCGATAAACCTTGATGGTATCTGTAGTCTGTGTGTCACGGTACAAGGTGAGGGTACTACCCTCTACCTCATAATCCACGTTGATGGTCAATTCTTTATCATTGAGTTTGCACTTCACGAATGCCTTCTCCAAATACGGAAAAGGGATGGTATATTCATGTCTACCACCCGCATAGGTGGCATCAATCACAATCGACATATGACCTCCTTATCTCTTCTTCTCTGGGTACCCCGACTGCTCCACAAGGTACTGCTGAAGAACCGTGAGTGGAATGAAGTTTGGAATCGGCAGGAGCTTCAAGGCGTTCTTGAAGTCCTTCTGGGTTGCCTTATCATTCGTTGCGTGACTAAAGGCATGATAGACCTGAATCAGAGGTTCGACACCTGCACTAAGGGCAGGAATCTGACTGATAAAGTCACCGCCAATGTCGCTCATGGTTCTCTCTTTGATATTCTTGTAGGTCTTTGCATCACGCTCTACGGTCGTTCTGATGGTAGGAGCACCTGTAGCAATCTCGTACCAATCATTCACGAATGACAATGGAGAACCAAGGATGGTCGAGCGGAACGCAATGGCACGCTCAAGGTTACCCTTGTTGAACATGTAGTCCTTGTATTCCTCTGCCTTCTTGTCGAGACCAGCGGCTTTGTAGGCCGCATAGGTGGCACCTACACGAGCCGCATAGACTGCCGTGTTCGTAACAATAGACGCCATTGTTGCAAAGGCATCATCAAGGTCACGGGCTTTCATTGCACGCATGGTCTGGGCATTGATGGAACGTAATGTGTAATCCTTGAACTGGAATAAAAGCTGTGTCAGGCTGTTCCGACTCTTGAACAGGTTCTTGTTGCCCTGTCTGTTTGCAGGAACAATGGCACGCTCTGCCTGAAGCTGAATCAGGTTGTACCACTTCAGGAATGTGTTCATGTCATCATTCTGCCACGACCTAACATCAAAGGATACGGGGTTCCCCTTGGCATCCAGTGTTGCATATTGACGAATCCTAGCCTGAATGTCTTGCCAGTCCTTCTCTGAGACATGAGCCGCCCGTAATTTCTTTTCACTGAATGGATTGCGAAGCCAAGGTGTCTTACCCTGTGTTGCAACGCGAATGGAATCCACCAGGGTTTGGACACGCATCCCTCGCACCATGCTATCGGTCATCTTCGGGAGCATATTGAGACTTGAAGTGACCTTACCGAGATTAGCTGTGATGTCGGCTACCTTAATAAGTGCCTTGCTTGCAAGGTCGTGTTGGTCTGTCATAGCATCACGAACAACACGGTCACCAAAGTTTGCCGACCAAATCTTAGACTCCATTGTGGCACCAAACATGTAATCTTCAATATCACGAAAAAGCTGTGCACTTTGCTTGCCATACTTTACATCTTCCATCAACTTACCGAGTGGTGGGAAGATACGGAACATCTGAGACACACCACCATACGCCATAGCACCAGCAAGTTCAGTGAACTGGTTGAAGCCCATGTTGGCACCATTCTTTGCATACGAGAAGTTCCTCAGGATATGGCAGAGTGCTCCTACCTTGCCGATAGCTGTCTCATCCTCAGGGCGAACGCCACGGAACTCTGCGATAGCTCTCTTCAGGTCTCGAATCTCATTGCCTACACTCTGGTTGGCATTTTTGTTACCAATGGCCTTACCAAGTTCCTTCTCTACGCTATCCAAGAATGCATCAAGACCCTTCTGGTTCCCGAAGACATTCATAAGGCTGGCTTCACCTGCAAAGCGATTGATTGCCTTCTGAACCATCGCATCCATATCGTAGGTACGAAGGTTGTTGTCAAAGGAGAACTCGTTGCCGTTTGGTAACTTCAGGATACCCGTGGTATCAATCGGAACACGTGCCTTGAAGAAGGAGAGGTTGCCGAGATTGCTGAGATTCCTCGCATCAGCGGGGTCAAAGACACCATTGAGGATGAAGTCTACGGCCTTTGGTACTGCATCATCAATCCATGCATCTACCTCCTGTGGTGTTGCTACCTCTGGAATCAGGGCTTTCGGTTTCCACTTACTATTGGCAGGAAGGCGTGCTTGCATCGCGGCATTAGCAGCCTGAATCTTTATGTTCTCCATCTTCTTCTCACGAATGATTTTGGCTTCGACCACATCCCTCTTGACGAAGGTACGATAGTATTTGTCAAAGAAGTCACGCGCCTGTGATATAGCTGTCTGCTGAGGTGTGTCGATGAAGTTTCCAACAATGAAATTCATCCTACGCTCTGCATCCATCTGTCTCCAAAGCTCTTCATCTACCTCGTACCAGTCCTCATCCACAATGTTGCGTGTTGGAGCACCCACATCGTCTGCCGAGCGTTTACCAAGGTCAATCATGAGGGTTCTGAGGTTGTGCATATGCTCTACAGCTTCTGTCACTTCGGCAGGAACGTTCTGGAAAACATTGGCTACATTCTTTGCATACTTTGCATTGTAGGCATTAACCACCATCCTATCAAAGGCTTCATTCGCGGCCTGACGGGGGATGTGTCTATTGGCAAGACACCAACGCTGTCTGGCATCCGTGTAATCGCTGTATGGTCGGAGTAATAACTGCCAAAGTCGAATCTTGTTGGTCTCAGCAGAGATGGTCTGGACATTGCCAAGACCACGCCCCTGAGGGTCATCCCAAATCAAGGGGGTGTACTTTCGGAACGTATTGGACATCGAATTGATACCCTCACCGAAGATACCCTGCTCTAAGTGCTGTGCAACCCAACGAAGTGGTGCTGTCAACTTACTTGTGCCAAGGTCGGCCTGTGTCACCTTACGAATGTTGCTTTCCAGCTGGTAGACATTCGCCAATGTAACAGGATTCAGGATATTGTTCTGGGAATACTGAAGACCTGCAAAAGCTGTGGAACCATCAGGATTCACATGGAAGACCTCAGGGTTCCTCTTCTCATTCACCTGTTGTGCCATGATTTCCTTGACATCCTTCAGGGTGAAGTGGGTCTTGTAACCTTCCTTGTTGAGCATCTTATTGAAGGAACCCTTCAAGCGAGACCATGTAGAGTCAGGAAGCGTTCCATCTTCGACCATCTGAGCAAAGATTTCCTCTGGGTCATAACTACCTGCTTTGGCACGTGCTTCAAAGAATGCTGTACCTTCCTTCTCAGCCTGACGAGACACATAGGTCATGAGACCATCATAGGCTTTATCACCAATAGCTTTCCTGAGACCTGTGTGGACGCCAAACTCATGACTCAGGAGTTTGTCTACTTCCTTCGGCTGTACCTTGTCGGTCAGGATGAAGGTGTAGTCCTCATTCGGTACATAGAGTGCCTTTGCCGTGTCTGGAATCTTCTTACCACTGGCTTCTTCAATCAGCTTTCTGGCCTTCTCATAGGTTGTCGCAATGACCCTCTGGTTCGTCTCTAGTACCTCATAAGCCTTACTGTTGACCCTTTCACGGAAGGTGGGGTCATGGAGCTTCAAGGCACTCTCGATGGTCTCAGAGGATACCTTTGTTGTGTCTACATTCATCGCGTGCTCAATAGCTCGTGTCTCTGCCAAATCAGCGGCACGGGTGATGTCTGCTGTGACACCGCCCTTCTTGAGACCCTTCCATAAGCCACCTACGCTTGCCAGGACTGCACCACCAAGGAAACCTATAGCGGCATCCATACCATAATCTGGCTTCTCGCCCCCAAACTTTTCACGTAAGACATCATCTGCTACAACGATAGCACCTGTCTGGACACCAGTAATGGTAGCCATCTTTGCAATCGTCTGTATCTTGTTGATGTTTGTTGCACCCTCAGCAAGTCTTCCCAACACCTTCAGGCTATTGGCATATGTGCCAATCGGAATCAGGTTGAGTGGGTCTGCTACATAACCCAAGGCACCTGAGGTTGCCATAAGTGCCCTAGCGAGTGCATTCTGATTTGCGGACTTCCACTGCTCGATGTTCTGCTTACGCTTCTTCTCTTCCTGCTTTCTCTGGGTGAGCCATCGAATCTCTTCGGAATCACGACCATTCAGCAGGATGAAGTTCTGCGCGGCTTTGTCGTTCGGCAAGGCAGATTTGACAAAATCAATATCCTCTTGCGTAAGGTCATCCATCTTCCACAAGTGGTTGTTCGAGTGCATGAGATTGCCCCATAGAGACTCAAGGAACCTTGCGGAACCCGTACTGAACATACTATCTAAGAAGTTATCCGAGAGGACATTCCAAAAGGTAGGTTTGGTCTCTTCCTCACTTAACCTGCGATAGTATTCACCGAGTGCATCTGTATAAGAGCCATTGGGGTCAAGCTCGTTGTTTGCACGTTTGGCAAGTGCGGAACCTGCTCCCGTAAGAGCAAAGAAGTTACCAGAAGGGCGAACAGGGTTATTGCCATCCCTTCGGTCATTACCAGAGAAGTCAATATCCCAATGTTCTCCACCATCTGTTTCCCATGTTGCCGACCATCCGTGCTCATTGCAGAAGCGTTTGAAGTCTTCAGCACCCTGCCTACCTGCGCGAATCTCATCTGCATACACATCTGCTTTCCAACCTGCATGGTGGGAATAGGTACCACCTTTATGCGTCCATGTCTCAGCACCTGCCGTTACGATAAGTGGTGAATCATACATACGACGCATGTAGGCACCAAGGACATTCAGACCATACTTTGCTTCTGGGCGAAGGTTGTCTGTGTCTGTCAGTTTTCCTAACTCTTTCGAGTAGTTATAAGGGGAATCTTCTGCCTCGTGGTTGTGCACAAGATTCGACCAATCCAATGTCTCAGAGGAATAGGCAGGTTCAGAAGACACTCCAACATCATCACCGTAAGAATCATCATCTGCCATCATCTCAGAGATACGATATGCTTCATTAACACGGTTTGTGTCCATCGCTTCAAACTCTGCTGGTCTCTCACAGTACTTTCGGAACGCATAGGTGTAACCTTCAATGGATGTGTCATCATAATTCAAGAACTTCTCAAACTGTGACCTCTCATATGGGTCATTCTCAACTTCATTCTTGAAGTATGCAAGCTGTGCCAGAAGGTCACCACCATCACCCGTTGCCGCCATGAGGTTATCCTTACGTGTATCGAGCCACTGTGCGATACCATAGGCACCTGAACGGGGATTAATAGCTTCTGGGTTAAAACCAGACTCCTGCGAGAAGTTACCCGCAATTCCTGCTGCTTGGTTTCTTGACAACCCCATTTCTTGCCTAAAGAACCTAAAGGCTATACGGGCATTATCATCATTTGCCATTAGCTAAACCATCCTTTCACTGTTTGGATTGCATCACTGATAATGTTGGTCGTGTTCTGTGCATTTTCAAGAGCGGCATTACTTGCCGTTCTCTCTGCTTCACCCACGGCTTCCATTGTCTCTGTCGAAGTAGAACGGTCTGCATTTACCGTCTCAGGCGTGTAGTCCGTGTTATTCTCTTCCATGACCTTCTTTCCTTCATCTTCTGCATGTTCTCTAGCCGCTTCAATGAAGTAGCTCAAAGGCTTAGACCATGAATAGGTGGATACACCATTGATTGTATGCGGTGAAGAAGAAGTGAAGTAGAACAGTTGGTCATCACGTGAATATTGGATTCTAACGTCATCCTGAAAATCCATTTCATCCTGAAGTGCCCAAAGGAAATTACTTCTGTCGTTGTCTCCCGAATCGACACCATTCAAGATATCCTTCGGCATGAGAGCACCCTTGTAATAGTAGAAGTTATCCTGAAGGCAACTTCCAGCATCATTAAGGCCACTATAGGCACTACCTCTCTGCTTTGCAAAAATGGAACCTATCGTGACAACGGAACTCTCAAGATTAGCATCACCCCATACAGGTACATCCTGTGCGGATTCTTCGACATCAAGATTCTCGACACCATTAACCACATAGTTTGTGGCAACGATTTGGTCTTTGACCTGTTCCTTCCATGACCTCTTTTCATCATCTGGTACGCCATTCCATGTAGCGAATAAATCCACGCCCTTCTGGAAGTCACCTGTGAAGCGTACCAAACCTGCTAAGATATGTGCTCTATCTGCTACATCTTTACCGAAAAGGTGCTCAGTACTCTTTGCATTATATGTCAGAAAGTTCAGAAGATGTTGTGTGTTGTCATCATAGGAAGCATGTCCATCTGAACCAATCTGGATAGTGTCAAGGGAATAGACAAACTGCTTGCCTATGTCTTCTTTCAGTTGTGAAGCCTGTGGCATCCTCATCAATCTATCAAGATTCGATATGGCTCCATTCTGAACAAGGTAGATTACCTGGTTATTAAGCTCGTCGTAGAAGCCGTCCTTATCGACGGTGTAGGAACTCATTGGTCTACCCCTGAAGATAGTGCCGCCCTCCTGCCAGATTGATATCATCTCTTTGAAGTCCTGAGGATTCGTAAGTTTGCTACCACCACTGCCAGAACCACCACCACCAAGTTTTCTACGGGCATATGCGGCTCTTTCACGAGCGATTGCTTTCTCTTCATTCACCTTCTGCTGTTGTCTTGAGCGAACTTCAGATGCAAAGCTCATTCTGAAGCGGTACTCCTCAGGGTCTTTATCCTTTAGGGCTTCCGTCTCACTGAGGAACTTATCATACTGCTTCGCGTCGCCATACTTCTTCAGGAACTCTTCCTTACGCTTGTTGTCATAGCGGATATTATTGGCAAGGTTAATAGAACGAATGGACTGACGATTCACAAGGTCGCCCATCTTCGTCACCTTACCATCCATAGAGGTCTGTACGACAACACTATCAAGCATCTGCTCTAAGCGTTTCAAGGGGATGTGTCCTGTCTCAATTACCTGATTCACAAAATCAGACACAAGTTTCTGACGATACTGAGGAGGAAGACCCATAAGCCGTACAGGATTCAGGGCGGTCTGAACTGCATCTGAGAAAGAGTGGTTGTCTTTGCTCAAGAGTTCCCCTGAGTTGGCAATGACATCACCAAGGTCAGATTCTACCTGAGCTATTGTGACTACAACGTCCTCTTCGTTCTTCTTCTTGTTCCATGCGGACGCAAGGTTCCCCATGTTAACCATAGAGTTCTCATAGAACCCACGGTCAAAGGCAAGTTGATTCTGTGGAGCTGAGTTCTTGAGATGAGCATCGCGCCATTCGTTCATGAAGTTGGAATAACGCTTCAGCTCCTCTTCGGCACTCTTAGCAGGTTCCATTGCATACTTTGCATCATAATCCTGCTTCATTCGTGCCCCAAGGAAGGTACCTCTGAGCTTTTCAGCATAGGCCGTAAAGTAAGGATTAGCGGCAGAGTCCGCATAACCTTCGAGCTGTGCCGCATCAATGGCGTTCAGCTTCTCAATGGCTCCTGCGGACATGCCATTAATCATATCGGTTGCTTCAATCTCACCTTTGGCGTTCAGGTACTTCTCATGGTTCACCGTGTAACCCTGAAGTGCTTCACTGAGCTTTGCCATACTCTCAGCAACGTCCAGAACCTTTGGTTGCGCTGAAGCACCCTGAGATACCCCAAGACCCTGATAGCGTCCTTGATAGACACCATCAGGCTGTGGAATGAACTGCCGTGCTGTGCCTACGGCATTTGATATTTCTGTTGGCATGTTGTCTCCTTTCTATCTTGTGTCTCACTTCAAATCAAAGAAGTTGATTGTCTGATTCTTTTCCACGAATGGATTCGTGTATGTGAACTTGAATCTATTTTGCCAATCAATGTCTCCTAAGAGGGCTGTGTAGCGCGGAGCATCATCGAAGATGGTCTTATAGGATGAAGAATCTGTATCCCAATACAGCCGATTGTAGACATTACTAGAGGAACCACTGGAACCTACCTTAAATGGGTCAAGTGCATGACTCCAAGAATTTGAGTCCTTGACACCACCCTGAGCACGAATACCCTGAATGGAATCCTCTGTCTGCTTCGCCCCATAGTAGGCCGCGCCAACTTTGAAGATGGTAGACCACAACGATGGTTTCTGCACCTGTGCAATACTACTGAGTCTACCTCGTGCATCCATTGCCTGTGCTTCTTTGTTGAGGTCAATCTCATTGGACTTACGGCGATAGTTGTCTCTGGAACTAGACAATGCTCTATTGGTATCAGCCTGTACGGAACGCTTCAGGAGGTTTGCTGTACGTCCACCACCTGCAAGACCCTCGTTGACTGCGGCCGCTACCTGTGAGGTCAAGCGACCACCCTGAAGACGAATCTTCTGAAGGTCTGCTACAGTTGCATCAAAAGCATCAGCACGCTCCTGCTCTAAGTTCTGGAAACTATAGTTCATGGAGGTGATGATATTCTTAGCCGTCTGGACGTTGGCACGCGCCTGAGCTTCTAGCGACTTATTCTGTGCGTAGGAACCAACAAGAGCGGAACCTACAGCAAGCATAGTACCCATGTAATCACACTCCTCTCGACCTTGCTACAAAGCTACCTTCCCACATAAAGCCAACCAAGGACAGTGGCAGGGGAAGTTCTGAATCTATATCAATGTTCACGTTCGTGTTGAGAGCTTGAACAGGAAACTTAAAGATACCTGTGTCATCTGGGGTTCGCCCTAAGGTAGCCGTATCAAGACCAATGTTACGAGCGGTCATAACATACTTACATTCCCGACCACCATGATAGTGAACCTTTACTGTGAAGCCGCCCGTATCGGCATAATTCAAGTGAACATAGCGTACCTGAAGGCGACCCGTGAGAACGGTACTGGTGCTCGTCTGTGTCGTGGTATGTAAGTAAATCGGGCTGAGTCGAATGTGGAAACGATATGGGATACCAATAACGACATCCTTGTTATGGTAAGCTCCTACCAAGTTCATGATGCCGTCTGTTACCTTACCCTCTACATATTTACCATCCTGTGTCACCACACCAATAACATCATAGGCATTTGCATCTGCCGCATTGTACTCACTCAGGATATCGAAGCTGGTTGTGTTGGTAGTGCTATCATATTTTGCTGTAGTCGCTAATTTCTTACTGTCCAGATAGACACGGTATGGCTCATGACCTACAAGGTCTTCGGTCGTATGGGTCGTGAAGTTCATCTTCTCTAAACAGTGTCTACCACCACGGTTGATGAGGATGTACAAGGTGCTCCCTGCAAAGAAAGCACCAAAGACGCGACCACCCAGCTCCCAACGACTCCAAGAGGACTGAACACGATTCTCATTCAGGAAGAGGTACTTATAGACATAAATGCCTGTTTTGTCTCCTGTTGTAAGAACGAGCATGATGTTCTCAGAGGTATTTGCGGTAATCTCATAGACACCATTAGGAATGTAGTCAGGAATATGGGATGTGATGTCCTGTGCATTCTTCTCGTCAGAGACCTGTTGTACCGAGTAGTACTCCTTGATGGAAGAGTATTCGGAGCGTTCTGCCGAGAAGTAGAGGTTGCGTCCTGCTCTGGTCGGTCTGCAAGCAGGGTTCGACTCAAAGGCCGTGACTTCAACAAGGGCTGTATTTTTAGGGGATAAGACACCATCTGCCCTAACAACAAACTGACTCTTATCCGAGAAGCAATACAGCTCCCCACTGTATGGCACGGCATAGTTCAGAATGTTTACACGCTCTGTGGTTGTCGCAACATCAATGGGGTCTGTGTCAACCACATCGTTTGCTGTAGTCATCCAGAAGTTGAAGTAAGAAGCACTTTCGGAGCAGATGACATTCTCGCCTGACAAGAAGACAAGACGGTTGCGATGGAAGGTAATATCATTGATTTCATGATTGATGAAGGACGGAAGTGGATTGCTGTCCTCATCACCAACCTTGCGTTTATCCCATGTACACCTCTGGAACACAAAGGTGTCATTAGCCTGTCTCACAAGCTCATGGGGCATCGTCTGTGCCTCGAAGCTAATATTGATGTCAGGCTTAACACACTCCTTCCAAACATTACCATCACCATCATAGGTGATGTAATAGTTACCCGAGTTGTCACCTTTAGGGTCTCCCGCAATCTCTAAGGTGTACCCATCAGGAGCCGAAGCAGGGAGCAGATTGAATCGCTGTGCTTTGGTCGAAAAACCCACCATTGCATTATTGTTGAAGCCGTCAGCGGTCTTCACGGTCTTGACACCACGGATACGAATCCAAGAACTTCCCGTGTCTACGGTATAGCCTTTGGCACGTATCTGCTCTGCCAATTCGTTTACAATGAACCCTACATCAATCTGTTTCGTGTGACTTTTGTCGGAACCATCAGGTGTCTCATGGGATGCTACCTGTACCCCATCAGCCCAAATAGTATAGGTACGACCATACTGTCCTTGCTTGACATTGATGAGGACACCCTGCGTCTCAAAGGTATTCGGTGAGTGCTCTCCACTCATGCGCGTGATGACCTCACGATTTGTAATGAAGGTATGGTCTGCAATAGTCACGACCCTCAGAGACTTCTGTGGTGTCCTTGTTTCAAGGTAGCCAGGGTCTTCCTTGTAGATGACGGGATACTTCTTGCCATTGATGTCGTAGACGTAGACAAGGTTCTTGTAGAAATAGACAAAATATTTCAGATTCTCATCACGGTCTACGAAGTGAAGCAGAGGCGCATCATCATTCTCAAGGGGAGATGAAAGTGTCCTAATGAATACCGTAGGTGGCCTTTTAGTCAGACCATTGGCTTCTGTGGAAAGACCATTCTCCTGCTCTTCCAACTGTTCGGGAAGGCGGAGGATAGGTGCCTGTTGCGAAATACCAGACACAATATTCTTGATATTCTGTGAAATAAGCATGATTATGTCCTCTGCAATACTTCAGACACACCTGTGAGATTCAAGATGTTTACATCCTGCATATTCATGTCATACTGCACAATGTCCTGGTGTGCAAGCTGAAGGTCATACTGCAAGTCCTGAGACACCGAAGCATCACCAAAGTATCTGGCCTGAAAGTCAATGGCCGCCTTTGCCGTGACATATGCCTTGAAGCAATCAGGAAGGTCATCAAAATCGACACCATAGATTACCTCTACTTCTACAGGTTCCTTGAAGTTGTAGGTGTCCTCTGTCATGTTGAAGAGATATTTACCACGCTTGACATACACGTTATTGTCTTGCGACTTCAAGGTGATAATGGTGTCATCCCACATGATACGATGTGTGTTGACATCTGGCGTATAGGTTCTTTTGGTCTTATTAAAATCCCACCCCTGACGCTGTACGTGCCTACTGACTTCCTTCAGGAGCCTACGGGCATTAATGACATCAATGTCTGTGCTGTCTTCCAGAATGGTTACAGGGTCACTACCAATCGCTGAAAGCATCTGATTGATAGCATCAAGTTCTGTCTGTGTTGTAAGCATTGTTCTCCTTTCTAATAAAAAGGGAGAGAAGACATAAAAGTCCTCTCCCCCTTCCTATTCAAGTTGGTTGTCTCAGCTCATCAGCCTGCGTTCTCGATGACACCAAGGAATGCCGCCTCAGGACGAAGACCGCCCATGCCGACTGCCATCTTAGCAATCATCTGGTCTGCCTGGAACTCAATACGGCGACCCGTCTCCATCGAGAGGTTCTTGAGTCTCAGGACACCTGCCGCTGTCTTGTGGCAGATGATAATCGGATGTTTGTCTGCATACTGCGTCGGGAATACGTGACCCTCACCCTGGATGACGTTGGTATTGTCATCGCCACCACGAACGATGTGCGGGCACTCAAGGATGTCGAAGCCTGCAAGGCGAATGACATTACCCTCAAGAATCGTACCAGAAGCACCGTAATCACGGTTCAGGAACTCTACTGCCGAAGCGAGTGCCGAGTGGTACTCAGGGTCAAGGTATGCATAACGTTCCGTTGCCGGTACGTAGTTCTTCGACATTTTGGCCTTTGCTTCCAGAAGCGTCTGGTAGATAGCAAGACCCGTCTGCTTGTTGATACCGACGACACCTGCATCAATTTTCGTCGTGATGACACCACCCTTACCGTTGCCTTCGACATTCTCAGTCGTGTTCAGGGCTTCCTTAGCAAGCTCTGCGAGAACCGAAGCGTCATGAGAGATTGCAAGGGCATTGCCAAGCTCTGCCGCATACGGGGAACGGAAATCGTAGTGTGCGATGAACTCATCGAGGTCGAAGATAAGCGTATCAGCCGTCAGAAGACCGTCGAGCTTAATGATACGCTCATTCTGCTTGATGTTCTCGCGGAGGTCATCAAGGTTCTGACCTGCCTTCAGGTAATGTGCCTTCGTGCGCCCGAATACTGGGAACTGCGCGGACTTACCAGAAGCAATCGTGCGCTCCATGACACGACCCGAAGTTACGGACGTTCTCTGGAAGGCCGTCAGCGTCTCACCACTGAATACCTTCAGGGCAAGGGCGAGTTTGTCGGCATCGGTCGTTGCCTGACCGTTGATAGCCATCGGATTTGCAATAGTTACATTTGCCATTGTGTTTTTTCTCCTTTGGTCTTTAGACCATCATTTTATTTTTGTTTCTTCTCTATCTTGTGTCTCACTTAGAAAATCGTTGCATTGCGGATTTTCTGGTAGACTTCACGAGTGAACTTAGGGTCAACCTGATAGCGCGGGTCAGACATATCCTTCGTCATCTGCTCCATCGAGGTATACCCTTCAGCGTTGGCATGAGCACTACCATTTCCCATCACCGTGGGATTTGCCGTGCCATATGCTTTCGTCATCTTCGCCGTAAGACCATCAATTGTCAGACGAATCTGACCTAGGTCTCCCGTCTGGATGGTCTTGTTGTAGGCATCGACAACCTCTTTCGGCTGAGTCTTGATGAACTCAACGAGCTTGCCGTAACCTTCCTCACCACCTGCGTAACCCTTCACGGTGCTCGTGAAGCGGTCACTGAGTGCCTGAAGACCATTCAGGTAAGCGTTGACTACGGACTCTGGATACCCTGCTTTCTTCAGGGATTCCATGCTCTTCTCAGAGAGTTCACCATTGTTGCTGTACTCATCTGCGAGTGCGTCGAAGTCCACGCCTTTTGCCTTTAGGTCAACCTTCAGTTCCTCTTCGGCTTTCTGCTGATTACTCAGGTCATCCTCAAGGCTCTTCTGGTTATCCTTCGGAACATCCCCCTGCTTGTTGTCTTCACCCGTGGTACCTTCAGGTTCCTTCGGGTCAGCCAGAGGGTCAACCGTTTCCACCTCTGCGGTAGTCGTGGTGCCGTTGGTTGTCACGGTGACTTCAGGGGTCACTTTCTGCTCTTCACCCTGAGCCTGTTCTACTTTATCGTTTTCCACTATTAACCTCCTTGCATAGCACCCCTAGCCATTTCTGGAACGGCCTGTTGTGCCATTTGCATCTGCATCTGTTGCTGTTGTTCCTGCTGAACCTCTTCGTCTGTCTTGACTACAGAGCTGGAATCAATACCAAGTGCTGTAGCAATCTGACGAAGAATCTCACCCTGCTTGACGCTCGTCTGAAATGCTTCAGGGAAAACCTGAGCATAGCGGATGAATGTGTCGAGCTTCGTCAGGTCATGCCCACGCCCCAATGCTTCGATACCCGTGACAATCAAAGGTTCTACACCCTTCGAGCCTTGCGGCAGGTCAGGAATCGCACCCTCTCTAGTCATCTGAATCATGAAGCGTTTTACCAAGGGGAGCTGAAATTCCTGAGACAAAATCGAGTAGATGGAACCTACGGTATCTTCAAGCTCATTCGCGACATAGCGAATCTCTTCTGCCGTGACACGTTCTGCATTACGTTGGACTGCTGAGTTGAGCAAGAAAGCATAGCTAAGTCTCCCTTCGATGGACTGGATAGCATTCTCAGTAATCTGAAGGTCGGATGTCTTATTCACCTGAAGAATCTGAATGTCTTCAATCTTACCGCGAATGAAATCACCCGACTTCGCTTTGGAAAGCTCTGAGATTCTTGTGACAGCATTTGGGTTAACAAGGTACAGGATGTTACTGGCGACTGCCGCTACCTGTGCCACACTCTTAGAGAGTGCTTCGAGAACCTTGAGGTCGCCCAAATACTCATCGACAAAGGAACGACCATAAGATTCCCCATCCATCTTCTTGAGTCTCAGGGGAATCCAGGGACTTTTGTCTTTCGGGTATTCCTGTTCTGAGCCTTTGATGATTGCACCTTCAACCTCCTGATAGGATTTGTATACATCCCCTTCAAGGTAGGTATGAGTATAGACATCATAGGCACGGTCTGCATCTACGACTCCCGATTCTCCAATGGCACTCTGGGCTTCGGGCGGCAACGCTCCATAAGCCACGGACTCTTTGGTAATGATTTCAAGGACATTGCCAATGCCATCACGAGACACCACATAAGAATTTAGCCTGTAGATACGCATACCACCTTCAGCGGGCGGAAGGAAGACACACACGTTACCTGCAATGACAAGCTGAAGCAATGCTTCGTTTGCGGTCGTGCGGATTTGATGTGTCTCCATGTAGGATGTAATCTTACGCTCCAATTTAGACAGGGCTTCTTCCCACTGTTGTTTGGTCGCGGAATCATCACCAAGTGCGTTCTCGATGTCATCCCCAAGTGCCAAGCGGAAGAACGGAGCGTTCGGTGGGAACAAAGCAAGCATGAGTTTGCTTGTCAGGTTGTTGACACCACGGGCACCAATGGACTGATAAGGTGTCTCATAGTTGGTACTGGAAGAATCGGTATCCTTAGGGAAGGCCATTGGGATAGTATACTTCGCACACTTTTCGGCTCTATCTGTGTACGGCCTTCTATCGCCTTCCAATTTTGCATACCGACTCTTTGCGGTTTCAACGTTGTGGTCGAATACTTTTACACTCACAGGTTGATACCCGTGCCGCCCGAGCCAGTGGCGTTATTCGTAGAATCGACCATGAGAGAGGTTTTACCACGTCTCTTCTTCTTGCGCGAGGTATCTTGCTCAGGCTCTTTGGTAGCCTCTTCCACGGCAGGAGCAGGAGTGGCCGCTGGTGTAGGTGCCACGTATTTAGGTTTCTTGAATACTTTACCCACGTTATACACCTCCCTTATAGATGTTCTCATTCTGAACGAGGAGGGAATTAATCCCTCTCCTCTTTTTCTGATTCACGGCATCAGTACCCATCTGCGGACTATCTGGTTCCTCACTGGACGTAGAGGAAAGCAGGTCACGGCCTGTGATAGTCATGGATGGAACGGCTGGAATGTTTGGTCTGAAAATCTTCTTAATGAATCCCATCGTTTTCCTCCTGCTGAATCTGGATAGCTTCAAGACGCTCGATAAGCAGGTTGATACCAAACATAATGCCCATAGCAATATCAGCATTTTTGGCAGGATGAACGAGGTCAAGCACCATCGGTAACGTATAGGTATCCCGAAGGTACTTACACACCTCTTTGGAGACATACGGGATTTTCATCTCTTCATTGATTGTCATAATTTACCACCTTTGCATATGTCGGGTACGTATCCACATACCCGAACTTCTTATAGCAATTCGACACCATCTTCGGACGTTCCTGAAAGAAGCACCCTGATGCAATGAGAGTGGCATGGTATTCCTTTGCCAACTGGTCAAGCATCTTACAGGCTTCTCGCTGAAGACCGTGGACACCAAGGCAAGCTAATACTGCCACCTCTGAGATAATGACTTTTGGTGTCCACCATCCTCTATCAACATCAAAGATTAAGACACCACAGAATTTGTCACCCTGATAGAATTTGACTACATTCCCCTGCTCACTGTAGATACGAGCATTTTGGGTAATCCAGGGGATGTCAAGGAAATCTTTGACAGCAGAACTACCTTCTGTCTCCATATGATACTTCAGGGATTCCTGCAATGCTTCTACCTCTGTAGGTGTCAATGCGCTTCTGTAGGTTTCCAAAGTATCACCTTCCCTTCTTTGTCAAGGTCATCAATTGTCAGAATCTTAGCGACTCTGGCCTGAGTGATTGCGACATTTTCGGACAGTCCTGCTTTCTCATAGGCTTCTTTGACAGCCTTCCATGAACAGTCTTTATCAAGGATGCGCTGTGCGGTAACCTTGCCAACCTTAGGACACCCTGAGTAACCATCGACTGCATCTCCCATGAGCGTCTGCATGTAGAAGTGACGCAAGGCATCCTCTTCGGAACTGTAGTTGTACTCTTTCCTAAGAAAATCCCAATGGTAGCCGGGGATGCAAAGAAGGTCTTTGTCACCACTAATGATGATACAGTTATCCCTGCACATTGGTTTTGTCGCAAGGATACCCATACAATCATCAGCTTCAAGTGTCGAGCGGGTGACGGAATCATATTCCTCCTTCACCCAAGACACAAGGGCTTTGTATCCTACAGGTTTTCTCTTACCTGCACGGTTCGCCTTGTAAGTGGGGAGGATGGAACGTCGGAAATTCTCATCATCGGAGAAACAGAATGTAACCATGAAGTTCCCGTTGTACTTATGGGCATTAAGGGCGTCTTCGAGAATCATGTCCATGATGGTCTCAAAGCGTTCTTTGGCTTCGTTAAGGTCAACGTGAAGTGTCCAGATGTCATTTCCCCAATTAATGTCTCGCTCTACGGAAGAGCAAGCACGGAAACATACCATGTCTCCGTCAATCAGAAGATACAGCATCCTTCTTCTCCTTCTTCACCCAATCAATACCATAGCGAGGAATGGAAGCAACAACACGACCACACTCTGCACAACGAATCTCACATTTTTCACCCTCCAACTCATGGCTGATGTAAAAAGTGTTCATGCCACACTCGCATTCCAGTTTGAACTCAGGTTTCAGCTCATCCATTTTTGTTTCCTCCTTACGGTCTTACATAGAGTCCACAACGACATGCTTTCAGTTCTCGCATGTAGCGGCACGGGCAGATGGTGTCTTCCGTATGATTCGGAAGGCATGGGCAGTATGGAGCACCATACTTCATCTGATTGTTACCAAGTTTCTCCAAGATGCACGCTACATTGTAGGTCTTCGGATTAACCTTCATGCCAAACTTGTTGGCATTCTTCTCAGGCTCATAAGTGTTGTTGTAATCTGGATTGTTATAATTCATTCGTATGAACACCTCTTCTCATTACACGACTTACAGTTTGGCTTTACATTACCAAACACCTGAGGACATGCCGCAACAAGTGCCTGATAAATCTGCTGGGCAAGCTCCTGATGTTCTTTGCTTGCACGCTTGCAGAGACGCTTCGGCAGGTACTCAAACCACGCACGGAAATTACCCGTGATGACGAGATTGTACTCTGCCGCCTTAGGAAGCATATAGGCAAGGTCTTCTTTCTTTCGGTCACCTTCAGCGACCTTGTCGTGATAGACCCGCATCATGTACTTCGTCAGATAGTCAATCATGTCATCACCTGTCTCATAGACACTCATCAATTCACTGCCACGACTGGACTGAACCGTAGGACTGAAATGGCGATGACGGGTAAGCTGAAGTAATGTCGTGATACTACAGGTTACCTCAAAGGTGGCATAACAGTGCTCTAAGACACTCAAATGCCCTGCCTTGATGATGTGACGAATCACAGCATCGGATGCTTCTTTCTGGTAACACTGACCTGCCGCACGCTTCAGGAGCGTCATGGCATCTGGTGTCACGCTGATAAGTTTCGCTACACTCATAAGAACAATGTTAACCCCCTGTCTTTCAGATGTCCTTTTACTTTACCTTTTGGATTGTAGATGACGGCAGAAGCATCAGGGAATTGTCTCAGGAACTTCATCATAGACCCGAAGCTACTGAAGATAACCACATGACACTCCTTGTCTTCCTCTGAAGCATCCATCATCACCACAAACTTTGCTTTGTGTCTGAGAGTACGATAATCAACGACCACGCTTTTTATCCCCCTCCTTCTCTGGGTGCTTCAGGTCAACCGTGTACCCGCATTTACAACGGACATAGGTCACTGCCGTGGAATATGCACGGAGCAACACCTTACCACAACGGGGGCATTTTACCTGTTCCTTAATCATGTAACTCATCCTTTCATTTTTGTTTCTCTCTATCTTGTGTCTCACCTAGAAATTAGTGACAATCACACCAATTCTTGCCAATAATTCCTTCGGTGTCTAACTGCATACGGAATCCAAAATACTCCTGAGCATCACGCATAGCCGCCTGAGCTTCTGAGACAACAATCTCAGCAATCTCTTTGGTACGACATGCTACTTGAATCTCATCGTGTATCCATGCCATGTAGGCAAAGTCACCATCCCATCCATGTTTCAGACCACGATGAATCAGTCTTTCTTCTGTCCTGACAATCCACTTCTTGCACACAAGAGCACCTGCGGATTGCAAGAGCAAATTCAATGCCGAATGTGGACTGCGTACATGCAGAAGCCTCCCATCGAGACCCTTAAGATAATGACGTTTCCAATGAACAACTTTGCCACGGTCGGTTTCAACAATGGCATTCTGAACGGCATCCCTAAGATTTTTGATAGCAGGTGTCGCTTTAAGGAACTTACGCTTAATGCGTTTTCCGTCACTCGCGTCACCTCCAATGATTTTTCCAATCTTTGCATCACCAGCACCATACTTAATGTTCCCTAGGGGTCGCAAATCCCTAAGCGTTCTCCTATGAACTGCTTTATGTCGCCATAAAGAACAGACTATCTCATCAATGCCCACCACTTCCACCATCATTAGCTTATGGTGTACTTCCTTTCGGAATAGTCGTTACACTTTAACATACTCAGATGCTTTCTGCATTAGTTCTGGGTCATCGTGAAGTAACCCTAAAGCTCTATTGCAGTTATGACAAAGAAGACCTCTTACTTTTCCTGTCTTATGGTCGTGGTCTACTACAAGACACCCTGTATGATTGGTTCCCATAGCGAAGTTTGATTTACCACACAAAGCGCAAACAAAGTTTTGTTTTTCAGCTAAGTCTAAGTATTCCTCTACAGAAATACCATATACTCTCCTGTAGTATACATCTGCTTCCCCATACTTCTTACAATATTCACAACAATAGTGTTCTGAGGGTGCTTTAGGAATGAACTCTTTGCCGCAGCTTCTACACTTCTTTGTATTAAAGTATCCCTGTGGATATTTCTTAGGATTAGCTGTCTGTTTACTCTTTGACTTATTGTGGTCATACAACAGTTTATGTAAGTATTCTTCTCTAGTCATAACATCCTCTCTGTTCTTAGCACGGTATTGTCTCTGTGAGAGTTTCACCGTTTTCAATGGGTTTTAGTTCCTCAATAGTGCAATTTAAGGAACGCATATATAAAGGTCTTTGCCTGATTTCTTTCAGGCAATCCTGCCGCCTTCTGATTCATGGTGTGGATGTCTCCATTCAGGATGGTATGTGCATACTTCCCTTTGTCGTATGGAAACATGTAATGTGCAAGACACCTCAACTCAAGGCCACAAGCATCTATACCCGCTTGCCACCAATCCCCTGCGCTCCACAAGGCACGACACTCAGCACCATAGGGTGAACCTACATGTGGCACCTGAGCAACGTTAGGGTTACTATGGGTAGCTCTACCACTCACGGCACCATTGGGAACCACGCGACCATGAATGCATCCATCATCGGGGTCGTAGGCTGAGAGCCAAGCATTACTGCCATCGGCAATCTGACCAAGACGCTTCTTCAGCATCAAGGACTCCTGTATCAGCCCTGCGATTTCTCGTAGGTCATCAGGACACTCAGGGTCTTCCTTGATATACTTCATGGTGATGTCATCCATCTTCAGGCGATAATTAGCCAAGTTTGGATTCTCTGCCATGTCTGGGATGTCATAGAGGTCGGGGTTGTCTGGGTTGTAGTGGTACATGGTACGAAAGACATACTCAATCTGCTGTCTGCTATTGGGATTGAATGTCTTGTACTTCTGCACGGGTACACCTGCCTTGTAGCCAAGACGTTTGTTGTCTCGCTTCGGCACGAATACCTTGTCTGGAATCTCAGGTATCTTTTTGAGAAGTGCGGTTGTAATAACAGCCTGACGTTCCTTTAGTTCCTCAGAGAGCTTCAAGGCACCCTCATAGTCGAATTTGAAACCATTGCGTTCCTGCTTCGCCATGAGCCATGCCACCTGATGTTCCAGTTCAATGGCACGCTGAGAGTATGGTTTTGCTGTCAGCTTCTCATACAGGGCTTTCGTGACCCAAACATCCTGCTCATTATAATCAAGCATCTCTGGGTTATACACAGCCCATGCATCCTCCTGTTCACCATAGGTGCCTTTAAGGACACCTAAGCGATAACCCCACGCCATGAGCTTGTGGGATTTATACAGGGTTTTCGGAAGTTTACCTGACTTCATGAGTCCAAGGTCAATCGTGTCGATGTTTGAATAAATGAGACGAGCGAGAACCAGAGTGTCTACTACCTGACCCTGCTTCTCGTATGGAATGTGAAAGAGCTTCGGGTAGAGCTTTTCAAGGGCGGGGATGTCGTAGTCAATAATGTTATGACCGCAAAGGAATCCACCCTTGTCAATCTCATCCTGAAGCATCTTGACACCATCCTCTACGTTGGTCGGGTCAAAGCGATGCATCTTCTTGGTCTCGGTGTCATAGACACACATACAATGAAGGACATTGACTTCCTTCAGGAGACCATTCGTCTCAATATCAAACATCAACATGATATGTTACCTCCTATTTCTTGTAGGTTTCCAGCTCCTTCTCAAGGGAATCTACCTGTTCCTGAAGTTCCTCCTGCTTCTTCTGGCAGGCCATCTCTGCTTCTTTGAGAATACCAATCTCTTTACGGAGCATCGCCGTGTTCTCAAGGAGGGCAAGGAACTTCTGTTCTTTCAGGTAGTCATATAAGTCATAAAGATTTTCCTGAATCTTTGTAACCTTATCCATCGAGAAGTCAAGAAATTCAATTTTTGTCATAATCATTTCCTCTCTATCTTGTGTCTCACTTAACAGCTGGCGTTGCGTAGTAACGCTTTGCCGCTTCTTTCTGACGGGCATCGGAAAAGTTCGTGATACGCTTCAGGTAGCCAATGACACGGGTACCATAGTCTACATTGTCGCTACCACACTTCTTGCATGTTTTTCGCGTCACGGGGTCAATCGTGCCACAATGATTGCAGATGGTACAAAGCACGTTGGTAGTCCAGTACGGTACGCCATTCTTGCTACAGAGTTTGAAGAGCGTCTTCGCCTGTTCGTAGGACGGAAGCTGTTCAAGATTCAGATGTAGTGCCGAACCACCATCAAGGGAATCCGTGACATCATGAGCATACATCTCAATCTTGTCAAGGATAGTCAGGTCTGTATCCTCTACCCGATAGAAGTAGGAATTGTAGCAATCACGATTACCATTCCAGTACCCGTCTTCCTTATCCCACTTAGCGTTCTTGACACCAAGGTTCTCAGCAGGAACAAGTTCCGTGTTGAAGCGGCAACCATACTGCTGAAGGGCTTTCTTGTTTTCCTCTTTGAAGATACCAAGGACATGAGAAACCCATTGCTTGTACTCAGTGTTATTATTAATCTTGAGTCCATAGTTCTCAGCCGCTTCTACAAGACCATTGATACCAAGGGTAAGGAACTGTTTGTCAATGTCCATGAAACCTGCGGTGTAAGCAGGAAGAAGCCCTGCATTGATGTAGTCTTTGTAGACCAACTTCGAAGCAATCAGGTACTTATGCGTATCCTGAATCTGTTCACGAAGCACATCATCAAAGTTATCGTTGAACATAATAGCAAGCTCTGCCAGACGATTCAGATTGAGTGTGATAACCTGCGCGGAACCTGTAACGACACCACCTGCACCAAGTGTATAACTGAAGGTATTGTCTGCAAGCTCGTTGCGGAGGCGACAACACGAAGCAAGGGAATCCACGGAATCCGACATGTAGACAAAGAAACTATGTCCTTTACTCATCTGCTCTGCACAGAAATCAACGAACTTCGGGTCAACAAAGCCACCTTTACCGTCCGTCAGGATACTGGCGGTAAGCACTGGATACGTCAGAAGTTCTTTGTGTCGCTCCTTGCGGAACCATTCCATGAAGAATTTCTGAAGTTCCATAAGGCTGTTCATGTCAGGCTGAGTACCATCTGGATAGTAGAAGTTTCCGAACATCTCCTGCATGTACGGGCGGTCGAAGACAGAGATATTCCAGAAGACACTCTGGTCGCCACGGGCGGAAGCAGGCTGATTCAGGCCATAGACAACTCCCTGAAGTTCCTGCCTGATTTCCTTCGTATGGGTCTTCAGGTAGTCTTTGCCATACTGCTTGCGAGCGAAGTAGTCAAAATAGTGAAGAAATTCCACGGTCGCTACAGCACCTGCGAAGTTGGAAGCCACCTGATACACAAGGTTCACAAAGGAGCCGCAAAAGGACTGAAGGTTATTCGGAGCCTTCGAGACACCACCCATACACTTTGTACCTTCGAGCAGGAACGGGTACAGCGTGATAGAAGCACAATATGGCTTCAGGGATGTCTCATCGTGCGCGTAGATGAAGTGGTAGTCAAGGTCTGTAAGATAATCTTCTGCTTTTTGAATACCAAACATCTTCGCTAGTTTTTCCGTCACCAACTTACGGTTGAGCGCAATGGTGTACGGTTTGTACAGCTCTGCTTCCAGGGTTGCCAACGTCTTGCGTGTGACATTGGCATTGGCATCCACTTCGGAACCACTGGAAGCATTACTTGCCTCTGTATAAGAGCGGATGAAATCGAGGCGGTCTTTCACCTGCATATTCGATAATGCTTTCATTCTTGAAATAAATGAGTACAATCTACAAGCATCATTTTTGTCATACAATACTGGTGCTTCTTAAAGATTTCCTCATACTCCTTCCTATAAAATCGTTGGTTTGTCGTTGGGGAGGAAAGACCACCAAGCTCCTCTTTATAGCTCCCTGTCTTAATCCACGTAATGTTGGTGTTTTCCGCAAAGAAGAGGTTGAGCTTTTGGTCGTCACTACCACTGTAGAGGCACGTCGGGGCAATCTCTGAGAGGGATTGCAGGATGATATACAACTCTTCGGTAAGGAGGCCATTGCAGGTGCCACCCATCAAGACGATAGCATTGGCACCTTTATCAATCGCTTCCTCTGCCTCTTTGAGAAGGACATCCAAGGAGGTAGGTTCTTTAACCTCTTCCCACAACTCTTTGCTGTGGCATCCCTTACATCTCTGAGTGCAAGAACCAAGTTCGATGAAGAATGACACCTTGTCGGGAATCTCATTCAAAGTGATACCCGTGGAAACTACAGGTACTAAAATGGACATTTAGAATCTTCCTCCTTATCTGTGCTAATTTCCAGAGGGTCAACATCCTCTAGCGTATTGGTTGATTTATTAAACCTCAGATATCCTGCGAGACCTGTGTTGCCTGTGAAGCGACATTTAAGCACCCTGAGTTTCAGAGTGTTCTTCGCGTCTTCATCGTCGGCCTGTTGATTTCTCTCAAGTGCCAGGATGGTATCTGGGATTTGCTTGAGTGTTCCTGAGCCTCTGAGGTCATCCAGGGAAATTGTGCCACCCTGCTCAAAGGGAACGACCTTTGAGTCGCCCTTGCGGAGGTGAGACACCACGACAATCCCTGCTCCTGTCTCTTCTACAAGAGCGCGAAGTTGTGTCATAAGCATATCAATAGCTTTGCGTTCATTGACGCTTGACTCATCGAGACCACTCACTGCAATGGACACATGGTCGAAGATGACAAAATCACAACCTTCACCTGTGATAAGAAAACGAATCTTCTCAAGGAGGTTGTTTCCCTCAATGGAACCGAAGTGGTCGTAGAGACAAAACCCTCCATCACCAAACACGGTATCATAGATAGGTTTTAGTTCTTCCTTGTTTATGGTGTTCCATAAGAGGTGAAGAGGTTTCCCCACTGCAATGGAAAGAAGGTCACGTAATGTCTTGTTCTTATTCTCCTCGAGCATTACCATACCGACCTTCATTCCATCTACCATCTTCAGCTTGAAGGCAATCTCTCTTGCCATTGTGGATTTGCCAATACCTGTACCTGCGGTAAGAAGAAGCATTTCTCCTTTACGGATTCCCTGCGTCATCTTTGTCAGGTCTTCAGCCCACGGGAAATCATAAGACAGAATCTCTGACTCCTGTGAAAAGAACTCTTCCTTCAGGTCTTTGGCGTTGATAATACCATCGGGGCGATATTCCCTTGCTTGCCAGATTGCACGAATGACCTCATCGGCCTTGCCATTCAGCAGGCACTCGTTAGGGTCTTTCATTGGCAAGGTAGCAATCTTCAGCTTATGGGGAGGTAGGATGCCAGAGACCGACTTAACGGCCTCCTGACCTGCTTCATCCATGTCAAACATGACGATGACCTCTTCAAACCCTGAGAGCCAATCGGCCTGAGATTTGAAGACATCCTTTGCACTGCGACAACCAAAAGGAATAGACACCACGGGATACTTGTTGTCTTGAAGTTGTGAGACAGTAAGACAGTCAATCTCACCTTCTGTAACGACCAACTTCTTGCCCGTCGAGAACAAGTGCTGACCGAAGAAGATGTTGTCTTTCTTACCGCGAACGATGAAATTCTTCTCGCGGTCTCGCGTCTTCTGAAAGACAACATGACCATCCCTGCGGTAATCTGCGACTTGAATAGGTTGCCCAAAGTCATTCTTAGACAAGTGGTAGCCATACTTCCGACAGGTTTCAGAGGTTATTCCTCTAGCTTTCAGGGGTCGAATCTCCATTTCAGATTCGGGAATAACTGGTAAATGCTTAGAGGACATAAACCTCCCTCCTTCTTCTTTTTCATCTAGCCATGTGAATTTCTCACATACAAAGCAAAATTTGTGGTCGGTATAGATAGCCGCGCCATCACTACTGCCACAAAATTCACAAGGTACATGAGCCTTTACAATCGTGGAATCTGACACATAAATCACCCTTTGTGGTAGAGTGGTAAATCATACATTTTGGATAATCTAAAAAGTGTCTCGTCTTGCTGACGATTCGGTTTATCATCGCCGCACCCCATGACTAAGACACACATGTGGTCTTCCCACCCACTGAGCGTTGGGTCACAACATTCATTTGGGGAAAGACCTTCTTCTACTGTGCCATCAGGGTGAATCAAGTAGTTGTATCCCACGCTGAACCACCCTTTTCTCATCATGATACGAGCATATTTTTCAATGGGTATATCATCTTCAGTACAGAAGACCATGATTCCCTTTGTTTCTTCACGCTCCTTGAATTTCAGGAATGGAATCTGTTTCATTTTCATTTCTCCTTTTTCGTAAGGAGACCACTGGTATCTTTGGGTTTCTCATTGAACCATGCGGCAGGAATCAGTTTCGTCGCGTACTGATATCCGTACTTCCGACACCAATCGGCATAGGTTGTCTTCGACCCCTTGTACAAAGTGTTCTTAGGGTTCTGAAAGACAAACCTGATGTCAAGGTGTGGATACTGCTCTTTGATAAGCAGATGTTTCTTCCTATCGGCTGTCTCAAAGAGACCTTTGGCCTCAATGATAATGCCGTTCGGGAGGATGAAGTCGGGCGTATAAGTATGGACGCTTGCAGGAATCGTATAGTTGAGATAATGACATTCATAGACCTCTTCACACTTCATACTCTTAATCTGTGTCGCTATCTTGTCTTCGAGTCCTGAACGGTGTCCTAAGGAAGGCTTATAGCTCCAACGTCCTCCACGCAATAGACTTCTCAGAAGTCCTCCTCACCTACGTCGAACGGAACCTCAATGTTGTTGTCTTCCTCTGCCTTAACGAAGCCCTCTTCCTGACCGAAGCCAAGAGCGGAAGCACTCGTGCCACCCTCTTCAACCAAATCAAGAATCTGAATACCCGTCATGCGAAGCGCGACACCATAGTTCTTATCGTTGACGTAGAAGGGAGCAAGCTCATAAGCAACTTTGCCTTTAGAGCCATTACCAATGCCCGTGATTTCACTAGAAATTTCACGGCAGGACGCATCGAAGATAGGAACGTGACGTTCCCAATCGCGACCACTGCGGCAATGAAGAATGTGGGTCATCTTGAATTTGAAATACTCATCATCCTTGTACTCCTTGAGTCCGTTTGCGTACTCGTATTTGTATTTGTGGCGACGGCCTTCCTCCGACTCCACAAACTTCTGCCACTCTGCATCAATCTCGCTGAGAAGTGCTTTCTTGTCTTTCTCGTTGAGCTTCAGCATGAGTGAGAATTTGTTGGTAGATTTGCCCTGAAACTCCTCAGGCTTCAGAATGTTAGCGAAGAAAATCTCGCCTGTACCAGTGATACCCTTTTTTAAGTTGTTAGCCATTGTAAATTCATCCTTTCAAATTTGAAATAGAATACTGACTGCTTCTTCTCTATCTTGTGTCTCACTTAACCTAAATGAGAATGATTACACGCGAGGGTTTACCTTCTCACCCTTCGCGACCTTATCGAGCCATTCGGCATACCTCAGAATCTTTGTGGTTTCCTTTGCGACATCATCCTTCTTACCTAAGCGACAAGCATACTTGATAATGTTCCCACGCAAGAAACCCATAAAGGCTTCTTTAGACATCGCGGACTGCATCAGCTCGATAGGTTGTACGTCACCCTGATAATGTTCATCAAAGTGCTCTGGCACCTCATCATTAACAGGCGCGAGGGTTCCCTCTGCAAGCGTCATGGTGTGTGTATCATTGATTTGGTATGGGTTATCGTCTTTGTTGAAGGTGACTCGATAAACCCACCACATAAGTTCAGGGTCAAACAAGCGTTCCTGAACGACACCGATAGGCTCATCATATCCCTCTGTATAGCGGACAGTATCACCAACCTGAAATTTAGCTCCACTCATTTCAATCACTCCTTACCAGTTGAACCAAGACCACCCTTACCCCTGGTAGTCTCGCTGAGTTCCTTTACTTCGCTAAAGGATGTCGGAATATTCTTTTCAATCATCACCTGTGCAATCCTGACACCTGCTTTGATATTGACAGGCTCACGGGCGGGATTCTCGACCAACAATTTCAACTCACCACGGTAATCAGAATCAATGATAGCCGTCTGGTTTGCCAACCGAAGGTGAGTATTGAGACCAATCGAAGAGCGAAGGAATACTTTCATATGGTATCCTTCAGGAATCTCAAAGGCCAACCCCGTGTGAACAATGGTTGCCTTATCGTATGCATTGATGGTCTTCAGATAGATGTCATCAAGCGTACGAATGTCGAAGCAAGCGGCACCATCGGTCTTGCGCTCTGGAAGACAAGCACGCTCATCGAGTCGCTTAACCTTCACGACAACATCTGCATTAGTAACTTTAGGTTTTCTTGTAGTTGCCATTAACAACTTCCTCCTTTTCATTTTTCCAAGACACAACAAATCCTGTGTTTATCTCTATCTTGTGTCTCACTTTAGCTTGCTAAAGGATTCTATGGGTATCCTTTAGTTTACTAAAGTATCTAATAGTTACCTTTAGGTCACTAACCTCTATTGCCTATAAATAATACTTATTAGTTTTTATTTATAAAATAATAGAGGTAATAACCTTTAGGTAGACCTTTAGGAAAGTAGGTGAGAAGAGGTTACCTTGTGGTTTACCTAAAGTATCTAATGGTTGACCTTTAGGTTACCTATAGGTATCTCTTTCTCTCCTTCTCTATCTTGTGTCTCACCTACATCTTGTGTTTTTAGGTTTGTCAAGACACAAGAAATAGGGGCTATCTTTCGACAACCCCTATTGCATTTACTATTGACACTTTACTTAGCTAAAGGATTAGGCAAAGCAGAAGTCAGACTTCTTCACCAACTCTAGGTCGAGCTTGCCAAACTTCGGGATTTCTGGTACTGCGTCAAGGTCATCAATGAGATAACTCACGGAATCCAGGAAGTTTTCCAGATGATTCTGGTCTTTATATAGCCCGACAAACTCCTCGCGGATTGTCTTATACAGACTTCCTGCATGAGCCGCATCAGTGCCGAAGCTGTCGTGAATCATCATGAAGTTCTTGTTGCCCTTGGCACTCTCAGCACACACAACACGCTGAAGGTGACTTGCATCCATCGAGTGGATGAAGTTTGGGGCAATCCCGTTCCGCTGTCTCCTGGTGTCAATCTCGTCGGTCTCCTCCTGATTGTAGAAGCGTACCTGAGAGCCACCAAAGCGTAACTTGATGACCTCCGAGCGCATCTTCATATAGTTCTGCTGAACTAAGAAGCCGTTCGGTGTAGTCCAAGACACAACCTCACCCGACTCAGTGATGAGACCTGCCACCTTCTGTAACCACTCCATACCCTCTACGGCCTTTACAACCGTAGTTGCAACCGCATCCCAAATCAGCTTCGCCATATAGACAGCGGCCTGATTTGGATTGATGAATGGATTGTTGTCTGGATGGTCGAGCACATATGGATGGATAATATCAGTCAGCAGGTTCTCCTTGAAGCCATACTGTTTAGAACCATATGCCAAGGTCATGACGGAGCGCTTGCAGACTTTACGGGTAATGCCATCCTTGCCGAACTTGATACGGTCAAATGCAACCCAATTCTGGGAAAGCGTCTTTGTGCCATACTTGTAAGACACAATACCATCTTTCTCTTTCTTCTCGTCTTCGGTTCCCGTCTGGGTATCCTTGAGAAGCTGAACGTTCACCTTTTCTGCCACGATAGAGTAGATGTCCTGCACCTTGTCAGAAGGTACAAGGTTGACAGCAAAGCCGCCCACCTCATCCCTCAGGAGAGCCGAGAAGTGCTGAAGACCTGAGCACGTGCCATCGAAGGCAAGAGGCAAATTCGACATAAAGTCCTTGACAGACCCATTGTGTTGTGCCTTATAGACATGAAGGCGTTTCCATTCATGACAGAAGGACAGAAACTCCATCGGGTAATCTCCCTTGCTCACCTCATACCACCATGTGTAACCTAGAGGGTCTTCGGCACTAGCGATGATATTTGTCGTGTTATCCATAATCCACTTGATACGCTCATCGAAGCTAATCTTGTCATTTCCTGCAAGATTTGCACCATGGATAGCCATCCATCTATCATCACCTTCAGCCAATGGTGAAGGATTCGCAAACAGGAGGAGAGCTTTCTGGATATCATCTCCTTGTGGGCTGATTGCCGTCGGGATAGGATAGCAACGCCCACGATAGTCGATATTCCACGGGAAATAGATTTTGTCGTATTCGCTGAACTTTTCGGCAACCTTGAGAGCCAAGAGACACCTGAGCGCCTTAGACTTTCGAGCCTCTTCCTGCTTGTAGATACCTACAGCTTTCTTCTTGTGTTCCTTCACCTGCTCTTCAGGAGCGTCCTCAGGTAACCTAGGTAGCGTCGGGTACGGCTCGGTTCTAGGGATACCGCCAAGTTCTCCACCAGACGCATAGATTTCCTTGAGTGTCTGCAAGATAAACTTATTGATGACAAAAGGCGTCTCCTGCATCGCGTTGAGTGCCCTATAGACAACCTGTAAATCAATCGCTGATAGCTTGCGGTTGTAGGACTTCAGGAATTTGGTTTTCGTCTGAACTTTCAGGCGGATTAACTGAGTTCCTAGCACCGATTCTCCATAGTATCCACCAGTATGTGGGTCAATCCAGGGGCGCGGAGGGATGACTGTAGGCATGTAGCGGACGGCATTAGCCACCATGCGAGACTCGTTGGTCTCCCATGTGTTCCGAAACCATTCTGTTGCATCCAAGGCCTTTACGCGCTTGCTTCCTTTACCTGCGTTGACTTCCTTGTCACGGATGACATAATAGTCGGAACCTTCAATCAGCATTTCTAAGACCTTAGCACCCAAGACCTCCGTCTGCTGATTAGACCAGGAAAGACCCACATAGCCCTCTTTATTCATTCGGTTCGTCGCATACGCCATGCGGTACGACGACCGCACACGCTGTCCTATGCCCTTCTCCATCGATTGCTTGAGCCATTTGACGTCTACACCATTTGCGTCTTCCCACTGATAGAAGCGCGTAACTTCAGCTTCACGTTTTACGTGATTGCCAATCATCAGCGCGACATTCGACAATGTGGTCTGAGTGTTGTCATGCGACATCAACACTGCGTCCATCGCCTTGCTATGACCTGCAAGCACGAGAAGGTCTTCCAGTGCTTGCTCGTCTTCCCGATAGATGGAAAGCAGGTCTTTCATCGGCACGAGCCATGCGCCCTGCGTAGTCTTCTTCGGATGCCTTGCGTCCTCTAGTAGAGCGTGAATGTTGTTGCGACAAGTTTCCCATGAGTGCTTCATGAGTTTACCTGCCAAGAAACCTTCGCCGCCCTCGCCTTCACGCTTGGCTTTCTCAAGGGCTTCCTTCAGGTGCTCTTCGGCTTCCTGCTTCGCTTCAGACTCAAGCAGAAGCTCTTTTTCATACAGGTCACCATAGACCTGCGTATACTTCTCAAAATCATTCATACTTGTGCCCCTCCTATGGGTTTTCTCTATCTTGTGTCTCACCTAGATTGTAGAGACCATTTCTCCATGTGAGACACAAGACAGAAAGCCTTGTGCCCCATATTGCAGGAATGGTCTTTTCAGTTATGGCGAATCTGATAGTTCTCAATCAAGGAAAAATGCCTGTGACCGCAACCACACTTCCAGTCGACGGCGTGATTATTTTCCACTGCCTTTACAAACTGCGTACGTCTGCAATAATGCCACTCAGCCCCACAACCATCGCATTTGATGTGATATTTGTAGGCCATTTCAGCCACTTCGATGGTATGTGCATTTCTAGCATTGATTTTGACGTGAAAGATATTACCTACAAGGTGTGCAATCCTCTGCCATATCTCGCCGTGTTTCTCGCCAAAAGGTGCAATTGCATGACACAACTCATGAAGGATTGTTTCCTTGACGGCTTCCATCCCATCGGCAAAACGATAGATAGAGATTCCTAAGACAAACATGTTGTTATCACACCACATTCTGCAAAATCCGTTGCGATTGACGCGCCGGTCAAACTCAATGCACTTTAAGTCACGAATCTTGACACCATTGTTCTTTAGGACATTGATGTAATCGTAGGTGAGCTTATAGACTAATTCCTTTTTATCGGCCGTCCATTTCATCTCGTTCTTCATGTATATTCCTCCCTTTTTGTGTCCAGAGGTGTCTAATGACCTCTAAACGATTCCCCTAGGTGCCCTAAGGGAACCACTTACAAACCATTAGATTCAATCGGTCATGCACTTGTATCCTAAACGACCAAACCATTCTCTATACTGGTTCAATGCTTGCGTCGTGCTAGATGTGAACCATCCGGCATGCGACAACCAAAACTTGTCAGCGATGTCGTTTACGACACAAATGACATTACCGTGATAGGTGAACGACCTTGTAGCGTTGTCGACTGTTACCCACTTGTATGTTTTATCATCCAAGTAGGTTGCATAACCAATTGAAGGCCAACGCATAACCATGTGGCTGCCGCAATGCTTGAAGGAATTTCCTGCATAGTTAACCAACGTTTCGGCATACTTTCTCATAGTACTACCTCCTAATGTTTACCTTTTGTTGTCTTTTGAAAGTCCTATGGCTTCCATAAGGTGTCCTAGGTTATCCCTAGGGCACCCTAGCAGGCCACAAGATTTAATGATGCTTCACCCAGTGAAAGATGGTTTCGCCTTTATAGAAGACTTCCATCTCTTCCAAGAGAACACGGCAACGCGACATAACCCAGAGGGCGTTCATAAGTGCATCTTCCTTGCCGCCGAAGTACTTCACGAGTACTTCCTTGTCAGACTTAATCCATACAGCGGCACGTGCTTTACTCTTGTGATTCTTGATTTTAGAATCGTACACTTCTACTCGCTTCATTTTTATTCCTCCTGTATAACATGTAGTAACCTTGGAAGTTTAATGGCTTCCATAATGTGTCCTAGGTTATCCTAGGGCACACTAGCAGGCCATTAGAACGGGATGACATCTTTCTTATCAAACCTGAGCGGCAAATTCTCAAGGAAATCAACCCACACATTTTCTGTGTCTACCTTGATGATAGTCCAGATGACTTTTCGGAACTCAGGTGTAGAATCACCGACGTAATAGCATTTGCTTCCTACGACGTAGTGATAATCCATTTCTTCTTCATCCGACTCTTCTTCTTGGCACATCTGAAAGTCGCGTACTACCTGTTCAAGGACATTAACGCAATCATCTGCCCATTCCTTGACCTCTGGATAAAGCGCGGTTTCGCTAAGGTGCCTGAAGGTTTCAAGGCGTTCTGAAAGAAGCTGACTAAAATGGTGTGCATTCATGCTGTTTTCCTCCTATGTACAACTTGTATTATCTTGCTAGAGGTTTATGTCCTCTATAAGTGCCTTATGGTCGCCCATAAGACACCTAACAGGTCATAAACTCATGAGAACTTAATAACCATGGTTCTCAATTCTCAGAATCAGAGAGGCCGCTTGATACAAGGCACGCGCCTGCACATCGAGCCAGGTTTCCCGACCATTTGGTGGCAAGGCACCTCCACGTTTACGCTTGATTTCCCATGGTGCACAAAGGCGCAGGCAGATGTCAGCGTCGTGGATAAGGGCACAACCGCCCTCGCTGTATTCGCACCAATTCTTAGCACCATTTAACAGAACTTTTTCCGTGATTTCCTTGGCATCGTCAAGGTCATAGAAGAGTTCAAGGGCATAAGCAACGACACCACGTTCCCAGTTGGAGCGAGCCTTATAGTAGTGTGCATTCAATGCTTCATAGAGTTTTCTCTTTTCCATGATATTTTTCCTCCTGTACAACTTGTATTATCTTGCTAGAGGTTTATGTCCTCTATAAGTGTCTTATGGTCGCCCATAAGACACCTAACAGGTCATAAACTAGATTACCATTCGCAAGGCCAAAGTTCTTCCACTTTTTCCTCGTTGTATGTAAGCCACTCGGCGATAACATCAAGGTCGATAGGGCTATTGCTATCGCCCCAGTAGTTGAAAGATGCAATGTTATCATAGCCGTTAAAGACTACATAGGTATCATTTACTTTCCAGTCACCGTATGCTACCGCCTGCGCCACATCGTAGGGATGAGCAAACATCTCCTCGAAGAACAGCATATTGTTGCCATAAACCCTATCCTTTGGATAGCCGACTTCATCGATCCACTCATTCCAAAGGGTAATGATGTCATCGGTGTCCATGATTGCAACGGCTTTCATGATTTCATCATACGTCATAGTATTTTCCTCCTGTATACTTGTAGTTAAAGCTAGAAGGCCACCTTTATGCCTTCCATAATGCCACCTAGAGTTTCCTCTAGTTGGCACTAGCAAGACACAAAAGTTAATACATGATGTAGGAGTCTATATTCAATTATCAGGGAACACGCTACAATATTTTGACAATCATGTGACTGATTGCCAAGGTCTCATTGCTGAGTCCTATCAGTTCATTGGCATTAAGGCCTTCGAGTCATCCACCTGAGTGGCTGTCTCTCTGTCCTCCTGACACCTGTATAGTACCATGGATCCAGGCTGATTGTCAAAAACAAAATCAGGCATTTAGGGTGATTTTCGGGCAAAATCAGGGATTCTCGAATTGTGTAGAATCACGACAAACCCAGTAATGATGCGGCTTCAGGTCACTTTTGGAAAATCTCATATCTCAAAATATCGCCGTTTTTCTCCGTTTTCCTCCGTTTTTCACGGTTACGTCAGGGATCCCTCGGGTTTTCTCTCTTTTCTTGTGTCTCACCCCGCTGGCGGCGCGTGGTATCTATTGGAAAACCCGTGGAGCCTTGTGTGGCAAGGGTTTAGAAGGGTTTGACTGAAGGTTACCTGAAGTTTCCCTTCCATATAAGGCAAAACAGGTATCCTTTAGTCCTTTAGCGTATTAAAGTAAAACAGATAGAGAGTGAGACATTGTCACACTTTAGGACACCTCTAGTACCCTTTGTCACACTTTAGGTCACCTCGAGTTCCCTTGTCACACTTAAGGATACCTGTTCAGGACATCTGTAGGCACCTTGTCAGACTTTAGGACACCTAGAGGTACCTATACATCCCATTGTCGCACTATTTGCAAATTTTTAGGCCTACGTACGCACGCGCGTAGGCGCACACACGCACGCGCACACGCATAGGCGCACGTATGCGTAACGCGCAGGCACGCACGCGCACACAGGGGTACGGGGGGAAGTGCAGTCGCCAGGCATGATATATATGCACACGAATTTATTTTCAAATTTTCAACTTAGGGTAACTTCTGGAACCTATAAGGTACGCGACACCAACCTTGAGACAACATGACACAGCTGATGAGGGATACCTTTGCGTATCCTGAGGTACCAATGGATGTCTCTGAGAGGAACAAAGACACCAAAGCTATGCCTTCATCACTGAAAGTACGATATAGAAAAGACACCCAAAAAGGAGGCAACGCTTGTCGTTGCTGACTTTTGGGTGTCTTTTGGTTCCCTAAAAATATCTCGTGGAAGACCTTTTCATCTGTTGTATGTCTTCAGTTTACCTTCTCTCGTGTCTCTTGTAACATCTATATACTATATTTATGTCATCCTCTATCATTATATATTATATCTATTAACTATTATTACTAGTACCTCTATCCTTATACCTTATATCTATTACCTCTATCCTTATACCTTATATCTATCACCTCTATTAAATATTTATAGTTTATAACCTCTATTATTTATATAGTATATTTATATAAATAGAGGAGGTAGCTACCTTTACATGTACTGTCTCCTACCATGACTAACCTAGTACAACTTTTAGATAACTTATTCACGACACCTTTAGGTTAGCTTTTAGGAACCCATACAAAATATCTAACCTACTACTCTCTCATGGAGACATACTCCGTCTGTGGACATGAGACACCTAGTAGATACTATATATAACTTTTTCCTCTCTTTCTTCTTCTTGTGTCTCACCTGACCTTTTTTTTTCATTTATGTGGATTTGTCGTCATTTAATAATACTTGTGTCTCACCTAAAAAAAGAGGACATGGGCTAAAATAGCCACAATGTCCTCGTGTGGTGTACATCAACCTCTTAAATCCCTTATATTCCTAAGGCACCTATTGGTTGGCTCTGCTCTCTTCAAGAGACCATCATTAATCCAGTCCTCCAATTCCATCTCAGAGACCTCTGGTAACCTATCGGAATCCACATCCATGTTGTCGAGCCAATAGGACGTAGCCATTGTAACGGCATCCAGACGGTCATCATGGGCAATAGCATTTTTATCACGACTCATCCTCGTCATCTGATAAATCAGCGAGTATGCCTGATTGGTCTCATAGCGTCTGTAGTCGTTCTCAATGACACTACGGTTGACAATCAGCTTGTGTCGCATGAGCACTGGCTCAAGGGTGTCGATGATACGAAGCTCTTTCTGCTTCGTGTTCTTTACCTCTGTAATAGCACACGGGTGAATCTTTGAGAAGATTGGTGTCATGACCTTCGTGAACATGCCGTCACCAAAGTTCGCCTCTACGACAACCTCGTTAACCTCCCAAAACTTTGCAAGCTGTGCCATCTTCGTCAAGGTAAGGTCACTGTAGCCTTCCTCAAATCCCCCGACATCCATGAGGAACAGGTAGCCATTCAGAGACTTCATAATCGCATAGGCACTTTCGTCCTTCACTTGTCTATGCGTTCAGCTTTCCATCCATTAGAATGTTTTCTAAGGCCTTTGGCTACTTTACGAAGATTCTGAGGGATTAAACCATGTTCACGGCAGAATACAGTAAAGGCTTCTGGAATATATACAGTTCCATCTGGAGCGGTGAGCTTGTAATGCTCTCCTTTGCCATAGTTAGCAGGTTTATGTCCTTTAGTAAATTTTGTAGGTTTACAAGCATCACATACAGTACCACTTCTTCTCTTAGGCATAGGTTTCCCACAAATTGGGCAGAAGACAGTTCGTCTATTCCCACCTGCCATAGTATTCCAACCAATATATCGGTTTGGTCTCAAATTATACTCCATGTTCAGAGCTTCTTCTTTAGGAAGCATTGCCAGTTGGTCTATTTCAATCTTTTCCCTACCTAAAGTACGTAGGATAGTACCTACAGGTCTCTTGCTACAAAAGTGTTGCCCTAAGCGATATGTAAGGCTGTGTCTAGTGATACCTACATAACCTTCATTCAAATTTGTATTCCCTTTTACGTGAATATGATAAACCTTATATAATCTTGTTTTCATTTTGTACATAATATCTCTTTCCTTTTTAAGTGTTACGGTGTTTCGTTAGGACACCTCTCTATGTCACCATAGAGGTCAGACTATATCTTCTTTAGAGTCTTGTTTCCACCGAACCATTGCGGTGTACTGATAGTCGTTGAACCTTCTCCAAAGTTACTAGGAGCTTGGCTGCTAATTGTCTTATTCATAAGAGGTTTCAGCAATTAAAGACTTGTTTTTAAGGACGAGGCAAGGACAATCTACCACGTCCACTTGGGTCGATAGCCATAACAGTACCCGTATATGGCATGGTCTCTGGGGAACGACTCAGAGGTGCATAATACATATCACCCTTCATGGCAACGCATGGGATGTCCTGTAGTCTCTGTTGGATACCATTCGCCCAAGACCACTTTGTGGATGTCTCGTGCATATCCAGTTCCTCCACAATGAGGTCAGAGACCTTCAGAGGATACTTCTCATAGTCTGACAAATTAGTGTTCAGCATGAACTGAAGGGCGAAACCTGCACGACCATAAGACAGCTTACGCTTCGCAATCTCGATGTCATCGAAACGCTCTGGGTCTGTTGGTTTCCCCGCCCACTTCTCTGGGTCACTATCAAACCTCTTGGCAATGAAGGGGGCCAGATTGTCACCATAAGACTCCCGCTCTGCCTGAGACTCAGGATAGAGGACAGGCCAGATACGTGTGATGTAACCACGCTGTTGCAGAGTATTGTAAAGGCTTGCCTCGTTCTGAGGTGTACCAAGGTAGATAATCTGTCCATTCGGCTTCAGGATAGCGTCGTACTCCTTGACTGCTTCAGCCAGTTTGTCTCGCTGAAGCTGTGTTCCACTATTCTTTGGTACTTCTACCATTTTGCATTAACATAAGTTCGTTAGGCTTATGCCACCTTCGATTTAAGCTATCTACGATATTATCATGAGCAGTGACAAACATACACGTATCAGCAGAATATACTTTGTTTCCTTTGCATTTAATATCTTTATCTAAATGCATATTTTCTCCATGCTCCCATTTCTCATATCCTTCTAGTTCCTGTACAGAGTTCAAGAAGTTTTTGAATGAGTGCCATCGTTTATCTACAGTACATCCTGTGTAGCAGGTGCCATACTCGCCATAGCATCGTTTGAGCATATTAGCCCACAAATCATATACTCTACGTATGATTGAGTTTCCTCTAGTAGGAATTTTCATATCAGTATCTAAGTATCCAACACCATATACCGTTTTAGCACGACAATCTTCAATATGCCCAGAAGCTATATTAGTTACCTGTACATTACATACCCATCCACTCTCAATGAATCTAATAGTAGCTCTGGCGTGTTTACGTCTATTATTTGGTAATCTTTTACCAGGGGTATAATCAAGAATTTTTATCTTTCCTTTAGGTGTATCTACAATACTTCCTACTTTATATTTTGTTGTCATGTTAGACATTCACTCCTTGAATCGAAAATGCTTTATATTACTATAAAGATTAGACTATATCTTAACTACAATGTAGTTCCATGCGCTTCCCATCACTTGATGGTACTTCCTTTCGGAATAGTCGTTACACGTTCCCTTTTTAGGGCTTCGCACGGTATTGTCCTTTTTAGGAGTTCCACCGTTTTCACATGGTTTATAGACGACATAAAAGTTTATCGTCTGAAATTAATAGGTCTGCACGGGTACCTGTAATCTGACCCGTGATACCTACGGACTTTACGGAAGGGGAAATATCAGCCTGTGCGCCACCTACACTGAAGAGGTTCTGGGTGTCTAGCTGTGTCTTGTCGGCCTTCATGTCCTCAAGGAACGGAATGGTATGGATAATGCTCTTGATGAATCGAGCGTTCGCGTCTGCACGGTCTCCTGAGGCTGAGATAATCAAGACCTTTAGGTCTCTATCAGACCACAGTCTCCATACCGCATAGGCACATGTCAGGAAACTCTTTGCCACGCCACGGAACCCTTGAATAATCACACGGTCAGAGGGAGGGTTCTGTAGGAACTGTGCAATGTCTACCTGAATCGGGGTGGGCTTAGGGAGACCAATGGACTTCCATACGATGTATACGAAAGCCCAAAAGTTCTCTCTTGCCTTGTCAATATCCTTCTGCGACCAGTTCAATGGACAGTCTCATCTCCTACAAGGTCTGGGATATTATTGACATCACGTACCAGACGTTCCACACCCTCTGTCTCTGTGGTTGTCACGATGTCGTTGTCTTTCAAGAACTGCCGTACCTTCGCAAGGAAGGCGGGGTTCCTAGAAAGCTCTGGGTCACTCAGACCATCAAGCAGAGCATCTACTTCCATCTTTGCAATCTTATCTACGATTGCCTGTGTCATCTTTACGGTTGCCATTATATCTACCTCCTATCAGAAATGGACTTTCCACTGTACCTCTCCACCATTGACCTTTTGGTCTTTCAGGTCATAATGGGCTTCAAACTGGATGGAATGGTTGCGGTCATAGTTCCTCTGGATACTCAAAGGAATGTAGGGGTCACCATCATGCACGCCAACACCTGTACCGACTTCCCAATTCTTGTATGTGTTAATCTTATAGATACCTACAGGAATCTCGGGGTTATCCTTCTGTTCCACGACAACCGTCTTATCGGTCTTCTCTAAGGCTTCAGGAGGGAGCGTAGAATCGCCTGTAACGAGCTTTTCCTCGATGACCTTAGTAGGACTATCCCCGTAGCTTACAACCTCCTTGTAGACCATCTCAGGGCGTCTCAGGCCATGTTGTGCTTCAATAATCTTCTCTCTCAGAACCTCTGCATTCTGCTTATTCAAATCCAACTGGTTCCTGAGGGAATTGAGGTCTTCTGCATGTTTCTCATCCATGACGTGAATCTGTTGTGTCTTGTTGTCTACATCCCTCTCAAGGGTGTTGACTCTCCATAAGAGCACACCCAT